CGAGAGCGATGAAAAGAAAGGAGTGAAATTTGATGGCTAGTGGTGAAATGGAGTTCTTCCTGGAACAAATACTGGAAGAACTACAAGAGGTTAATAGGCGATTGATTGTAATTGAGCAACATGTAATACATGTGCATGCAAAGCACTATCATAACACAGTGGAGGTGAGATCGCTTGTCAACGAACAGGGCGCGGGAATCTAATAAGGCATTTGAGGAAAACGGCCAGTGGTTCAAGATCTGCAACAAGGGACCTGAGTGCGTCGCAGATGATCCCAAGCAACCCATCGAGAACTTCAACAAGCGCAAAGCGTCGGTTGATGGACACACGTATGCGTGTAAGGAGTGCGAGAAGGCTCAGGCCCGTAAGAACTATCAACGCCGCAAAAAGGAAGGTAAACTTGAGTTAACACCCGAGCAACGTGAGGCACGTAAGGAGTTCTACAGGGAGTACTATCGAGCCAACAAACAACGTAAGAAGGACTACGACGAAGAGTACCGACAAACTGAACAAGGTAGGGAAAACATGCGGAAAGCACATGCACGGCGTAGGGAACGTATATCGAGGCAGAAGGGAGAACCTTACCAGAAGTGGGAAGTGTTCGAACGGGATACTGACGAACACGGTATCTTACGTTGCCAAATGCCTAACTGCAAGGTAGTAATTGAAAGGGTACGCGATGCACACATCGACCACATCACTCCAATTGCACATGGTGGGAAAGATGAGCTGGGTAACGTGCGTACTGTGTGTGCAGATTGTAATTTAAACAGACCAAAGGGGGAAACTGATAGTGAGTAACAGAAAAGAATGGAACTGGGGAGACTTTACAGGGTACACTGAAATGACATACAAGGATTTGGTTCATGCAGTATGTAATGTTGAATACGGTCCATCGACTGCAACATTTGATGAATTCATTGTAGTAGGATTCAACGAGATTGGCGTATCCGACAACGAAGATGAAGAGTTATACGGTCCAAAGCAAATTGTCGCTGCTGAGGCGCACAACCTGTATAAGGCTATACGTATGTTACAACAAACATACGAGGAAGCGATGTCCCAAACTAGTGCACAACAACGAAGGGAAATTGAGGCCGAGATAATCGCTAATATGTCAATTGACGAATGGGAGAATGGGTAGCAAAGTGGAACCTAAACAATTTAAACGATTTAAACAACTATTAGAACAAGTACGTGGCAAAGACTTCAAACCCCCACACGGACTATTCGCAATAGATCCTGGGGAAACAACCGGCTGGGCATACTTCCAGGACGGTGAACTTGTTGCTAAGGGAGAACTCATTACTGGTGACCCCGGATCAATTAAGCATCTACACGCCGTCATGCAAAGGTACGAAATAACAATCGTTGTAGTAGAGGACTATCGAGTGTATGCCCACAAAGCCAAAGTTCATTCTTGGAATCCGCTACACACACCAAAGCTAATTGGTGGAATTCAGTTCCTATGTGAACATATGAGTATCCCTGTACACATGCAAGGTGCGTCCACCAAGCAGTTTTGTACCAACAAAAAATTGAAACAGTGGGGTTATTACACTACAGGATCAGATCACACGAACGACGCTGTGAGACACGGGTGTTATTACCTGCTATTCAACAAGGAGGTGGCGAAGAATGAGTCATAATGGAACGTTCCCCGAAACTAAGAAAGTGTTCCAAAAAGGGAGTGCAATAGTCATTGAGTATGCGACAGGGAACACTATCGAACAAGAGGCGGGTGTTCTCATCGAATGGTCGCCAGGTCACGTAACTTACAAAGCTATCGCGAACGGTACAATCAACTACGTAAACCTCAACAGCAAAGTTATCATGCTCATTCGTACTATCACTCCAGAGGAGAAGAAGTACTACGAGAGGGTGATGCAAGAAGATGAATGATAGTTCACCATACGCAACAATGGCGGCAGTTGTTTTACTCTCAGGGTTCCTGCTAGTTATCATGTTCGCTTTAATTGAACACCGACAAGAAGTAAGAGACCTTAAACTGCAACACGACCTCGAACGCATTGTTGAAGAGAACGAAGAACTACGTAGACAGAACAACAAACTAAGAGACACCCTGCTGGAAATGACTGAACACCTAGAAACGTTAAAAGACCTTGATGAACTAATGGGACCTATCGAAGAGTTGCAGGAGTTGGAGATCATTGAAGGTACAATCACAAATTACGCACCCCTCGATCCTAACGCGATCGAGGGGATGTGCTTCGAAGGAGATCCTAACATTACGGCCTCCGGTGCAACCGTGCGCGTGGGACGTACGGCAGCTGCTGATCCAAGATTTCCTTTTGGTACTCGGATTTGGGTCGAGGGCTACGGTTGGAGAGTCGTAGAGGATAGAGGGGGTGCTATCACAGGGAACACGTTCGACATTGCTATCTATGATAAGCAGACCGCGTATGCGAGAGGACCTCACGAGAGAATAGTAATAGTTGATTGGAGGGATGAATAGTGCCGTACACGTGCATCAGGTGCGAAAGCAAACAAAGGGCCATCGACGACTTATGGGAACAAGTGAACAGAGCACAGTTATCCATGGCGTTAATATTGAAGCAGCTGGGCGGCGAGTGTACTATAACCAAGCAAACTATGGATGATCTGGAACAAGGATTTGTAGAGGCTAGCAATGACCCTGAAACAGGAGATCTTAAGTACTTTCTGAAGGAAGGGGACATAGTGCATGAATGAAGATGAAATGAGAAGAATGGCTAAGGAGATCAGAGACTCTGATCCTCTGCTTATCGAGTGGGTCGTGCATATCGCACGTATGAATCGTCGGTACTACGAGGAGCTGGTTAGAAATGGGTTCGAACACGAAGATGCTATGGTCTTAGTTATCGAGCACGGTATGACTTTAAGACCCGATACAGGAGGTGATATGTGATGTTAGATTGGGATAAAGCAGAACAACACCTTAAGATGTGTGAACAAATGTACGCACAGATCGGGTCACAAGGATACTTCGCACCAAATAATATCGTTCGTCCTCTACGTGATCGTTTCAACAGAGGGGAACGTACTGTAGACCTGTACGAAGAGATCATGAACATTGCACTTTAAAGGGGGTTACACAGAATATGTGGACTTACATTTTAATTGCTGGGCTGAGTTTCCTGGCAGGCTTCATCTTTGGTGGATTGGTAACTGAGAATTCATACCTACGTAAGACAACAAGACAAACAAGACAAACAAGAATAGGAACAAAGGATGACACGAATGACTGATAGCAATAGGAACTGTTCACTTTACACACCAGATCCTTACAAAGACTTCAGTTTGAGTTTCCACATACCAAGTATCAATTGTGGAAACTGTACTCACTGGGACATACACAGGGAGAAGTGTGAACAAGAAGAAGAACTAAAAGAACTTGGAGGTGAAACAGATGAATGAAATCCCGGATATGAAAACTCCAGAGATATGCTTTGAGGACACTTACGTGTATGGAATCGAACAGTCAGTGAAAGCTTCTGGTTTACCAAAAAGAAAAGACGACGTAAGTTACGATCGCGCATTTCGTCTTGGTAGCTGTACACCGGGCACTGGGCACGACTGTTATCTAAAAGGTATCACAGTACAAACTACAATTACAGCTGCTCAGTATTGGTGGCTACAGTGGCAGAGATACCATTTCTGTGATATCGTTAGTAGTGAGTCCAAGATGCATACAATACAGTCTATGGATTTCGATGAGCAGTGTAACTGGTATGTAAACGCTGGCATCATTGGTATTTTACATCAACTAGTACAAGAGTACGATGACAACCCCTCCAAAGAGGCTTTTCAACGTATCATCGCAAACGTACCTATGGGCCTAATGTTGAGGGCTCGTATAACTACAAATTACCTACAACTTAAGACAATGATAATACAGCGTAGGAACCACAAACTTGTAGAATGGAGGAACTTCTGTAGGTGGGCAGCACACTTACCACACTTCTCACAGTTGACTGGACTGATACCTGTATGAAAGTAAAAAAGTGTCGTATTTGTAAACAAGTGAAGACTACCGACATGTTCCACCGAGATCGTAACTACGCCGATGGATTAAATGGTATGTGTGCAGCGTGTAAGAATACGTACAACCGCCAACGTAGAGCGGTGGCTGACAGTTCAGTACCGAGTGGACCTGTTAGACGGAGTGAACGGCAAGTACATTACAAAAAAGTTATACCCGAGGAGAAGCAACACGTCATTGAAGATTTCCTGGTAGCATTACTTAGAGCAGATGACTTGTGCAAGAAGAACAGTGTAAAGCCAGATGTGCTAGAATTTATACGCACATACAGATACCTATGAAAGCGAGCTGTACGAAAGCGAGCCGAAACGGGAGATCGCGTTGGGAGGCTCGAGTTGAGCTGAAGAACAACGTGATCGTACATAACAGAAGGAGGTGCCCGCGCGTGGAGAGCCATAAAACCCCCACGGGTATAAACCCGCCTCTTAGAGATTACCAGAAAGAGGCAGTAGAACACATATGCAAACAACATAAAGTAATCCTCGGCGACGAGCAGGGCTTAGGGAAGACACTCACGTCCCTCACAAGTGCTATAAAACTGGCCGGGGATAAGCCGCGTATTTTGGTTCTTGCACCCAAAGTGGCACTAGGTACCTGGGCGTTCGAGATCGAGAAATGGTTCGGTGGTAGAGCGATGATGTACTCTGGTGATACTCCCAAACACGAACGTGACAAACTCTGGCGTAAGTACCAAGAAGAACAACCAGAGCTATTAGTTGCGACGTACGCGATGATTGGAGAACTGTCGAAGCGTCGAGCTGACTGGCCTTTTATAATCTGTGACGAATACCATAAAGCAGGGTTGTCTAATCGTAAGTCAGGGACGTTCAAGAAGTTCAAGAAGCTACATTGCCGCTTCTTACTTCTTCTTTCTGGTACTCCGGTGCGAAAGGCGCCCGACGACCTGTTCGCACCACTGCATCTTGTTAGCCCTAGCAAGTTTCCGAGCTACTGGGACTTTGTCAACAATCACTGTATTGCTATTCACGACGGGTACGGGTATAAAGTAGAACCACGACCAAGGAGACCGTCTGAGTTCAAACAAATTATCGCACCCTACGTAGTGCGTCGTACCAAAAAGAAAGTATTGACGGAGTTACCACCGCTTCAACGTCAACCAGTACACATAAGCTTAGAGGGTAAACAGAAGAAGTACTACGACCAGTTAGCAAAGGACGACATGCTGCAAGTAAATGACGATAAAGTCGTCGCATGTCCTAACAAAGCAACAACCGTACTACGTCTACGACAGCTCTTGGTGACTCCACAGATATTTGGGTTACCTGAGAGAGGAGCGGCAATAGACACTTTAATCGAATTGGTTCAGGACTCTTTCGATGCAGGGAAACCGGTTGCTATTTGTACTCCGTTTAGGCCTGCAGTACACATCATTGCGGATCATCTGAAACCACTAACTCAAAGGATATACAAGATCCACGGTGAGATGGAATTGCCTGCTGCCCAGGTAGCACGTAGTTTCCAGAACGATAAGACACCAGAACGTGCACTTATCTTTACCATCAGTTCAGGTATGTCTTTTGATGCGTATGCAAGCAGCAATATCTTCTTCGTCGGTGCCGAGTGGTCTGCTACTGCAAACGCCCAAGCTGAATCCAGGATCCACAGACTAGGACAAACGGAGCCGGCTAACGCTTATTATCTTCTTTTTCCTGGTACAATAGACGATGCAGTGCTTGAGCGTCTCGACGAGAATACCTTTGCTCGTAATTGGGTTTTGGATACCGATTACATGGTTGAACTCTTAAATGCTAGGTTGGAAAGGTAACACAAAAAATTTCTTTAAAATAACCATTGATATTTTTTTGATTTTATTATATAATTAAGATAGTTGATAAAAGTAAAATATTCAAAGGAGGTGCACAGGTTATGGAAACCGCGTATATTCATACGCACGACCGAATTAGGTATAAGAGATGTCGTCGGAAGTGGTATTTCGGTTCTGCTCTCCGTAGACATTTGGAACCCGCAGACCAAGGACCTAATATCCACTTGTGGTTCGGCACTGGTATCCACTTCGCACTCGAGGACTTTCATGGTTACAACAGGTTCGGGTGTCCTGCAACGGCATTAGATGCATACTACAATGCTTTTAAGGACGACGAGCTACCACAAGGAGCAGAGGACATGGTCGAACTTGGGATGGCGATGCTGGACTATTACTTAATTTGGCGACAGAACCGTGATCTGTATAAGACAGTATGGATTGACGGTGAACCTCAGGTAGAAGTGCAAGTTCAGTTAGAACTTACTGAGCTCAGTGAGAAGGTAGGGTATCCTGTCGTCTTCCGAGGAACAATTGACAGAGTAGTTGAGGATGAATACGGAGATTGGTGGGTTCAGGATTACAAGACCGCAGCTTACATCGACTTAAACAAACTTGCTAACGACCCCCAGATAGGTAACTACGTTTGGGCAGCTGAGCAGCATTACCAAAAAGAAATTGAGGGAATGGTGTATACCCAGTTCGCAAAGAAAGCTCCCAAACCACCAAGGGTACTACAGAGCGGTGAGTTATCACTGGACAAACGTCAAAGTACTACTTACAAGATTTTCAGGGCAGGGTTATTGGAAAGATACCCTGACGGTAACTTCCCACCGAAGTTTATCGAGTTTCTGAACATGCTTGCAGAGAAGGAGAGCCCTGAGGGTGACGAGTTTATTAGGCAGGATCCAGTTCGTCGCAACATTCACGCCAAGGAAAGCACATACAACAACATGATGATGGAAGTGGATGAGATGCTTAACCCTGATTTATACATCTATCCTAACCCCACCAGAGATTGTTCCTGGGATTGTGAATTTAGACCTGCGTGCTTAACTATGGATGAAGGCGACGATTGGGAATACTTGATTGAACAATTCTACCAGGAGAGAGGTGAAGAGAATGACCAGTGGCGCAACCGGATCAAGTGGCCAGACACAACCGAGGCCAGCCAAACCAGCGTTTAAGATTGAATCCGCAAAAGGACGTAAACGGTATGGTAACTACTTACTGTATGGCGACTACGGTGTAGGTAAGTCTACACTAGCCGCGTCTGCAAGCGATGTCCCTGAGATGAGCAAAGTGTTATACATCAATGCAGAGGCAGGCGACGAGTCCATCAAGTCCTTCGACATCGACTTAGTAGACGTCACGAACTTCTCACAGTTTGCAAGAGTTCACGAGTACTTACGTCAACATTGTAAACTGCGGGATAGTTACAAGGACGACGGCAGCCAAGAAGCGCGACAGAAATTGATCCAGTACGAAGCATCCCTGAAGGGTTTAGAGGAAGGGGATATCGATGAACCAACACTATACTACACAGTAGTTATCGATTCCTTGACCGAAGTGCAGAAGTACTGTATGTACCAATTGTTAGGCATTGAGGTAGGCAGGTACGCATTGGATTTAGAACCTGAAACTCCTCAATGGACTGAGTGGGGTAAGTCAGCAGAGATGATACGCTTACTTATCCGTACTTTCAGAGACCTACCGTTGCACACCATTGTAGTGTGTGGTCAAGCACAAGAACAAGACCATCAAAAGAGGTTCCATTACGGTCCATTACTACCAGGTAAACTTGCAAATGAGGTACAAGGATTCTTTGACGTAGTAGGTTACTTTGTAGCACAACCAACTGAAGGAGGTGAGATGTACAGGCGATTGTGGTTAGAACCGGGACAGACGTTTAAGGCGAAGAACAGATTTAGGGATTTCGACGGTAGATACCTCGATAATCCGTCTATGGCCGACTTGGCCAAACTATCATTAGCTTCAAAATAATTAGGAGGTGCCTGTAAATGGCAGAGAAAGACTTTTTAAATCCAGATGAATCGATGAACCTGCAGACCTCAGAAGGCGACAACTTGGTGTTAAACTTGGAAGATGTGGACGAATCCGCACCGTCATTCGAAGCATTACCCCCTGGAGTGTACGATTGTGTAGTGGAGAACACAGATTTCGGTCCGTCACAGCGTAGTAATCGTCCGATGATTACATGGGTATTCAAAGTGGTAGATCCGCAGTATGAAGGCAGACTGCTCTTTAACCACACAGTAATCGATGATACTCGCGGACAGCAGCGCCTGAAGCAGATTCTAACTCGTGTACTCCCTGACATTGACCTGAAGCAGTTTAATCCTACCCGTTTTTGTGACGAGGGGACTGCAATTGGCTATCCTTGTAGAGTCAAAGTGAACGTGCGTCCTTACCAAGGTCAGAAGCGTAACAACGTACAAGATGTTCTACCACCCGCAGAAGGCGGTAACTTCCTGGACGAATAGTACCAAAAAAAAAGGACAAACAAAGAGGGGAAGGGCACGTTCGCTCTTCCCCTACTTTGTAGAAAGGAGGGAGGTTGATGCGTCACAATGAATTTTTGAGGCCTAAGGACGTAGCACACATGTTAGGTATCAGTTACGTTACAGTTACGAACTTGATGAAGAAGGGACAAATCAATGGGTTCAAAGTTGGTGGACAATGGAGAATCCACCCTGACGAATTTAAGCGCTTCCTCCAGGATAGTAATATCCCTGAAGACGCTTTGAGTCCTCTGCCTGAAGAGGAAGAAAAGGAGGCTGACTCTAGTGAAACGAACAGTAGTACTACTTAGTGGTGGTATAGATTCTACTGTATGTGCTACCCTAGCAGCTCATGAGTATGGTAACGAAAGCGTGTTCGGGTTATCCATCTTATACGGTCAGAAACACGAACGTGAAGTCAAAGCAGCACGTCGTATCGCTCATGCTTTAGAATTGGGACGTCACGACATAATAACACTTGAAGACACCTTTCAAGGCGGTGGTAGTGCATTGGTTGACGAAGGTATCGAAGTTCCTGAAACTACCTACCAACAAGTAAGGGAAGCTTACGGTCCTTCTCCGATGTATGTTCCTTTTAGGAATGGTGTATTATTAAGCCATGCTACTGCCTACGCTATGACAGTAAAGGCGGACAAGATCTTCTACGGAGCACACGCTGAGGATGCCAGAAACTTTGCTTACCCTGACACTACTCCTGAGTTTAACGGGAGTATTGCTTCCGCTATTTTTATTGGTACAGAGCGCGAAGTGCGACTAGTGACGCCTTTGCAGTGGCACGAGAAGAGAGGTGTGGTGGAACTAGGTATTATGCTCAACGCACCACTCGAACTGACTTACAGTTGTTATAAAGGTAAAGAGTTACATTGTGGTGTATGTGCCACTTGTGTTTCAAGGATCCAAGCATTCAAGGATAATGGGAAGATAGATCCCGTAGACTATGATGCTGATATCGATTGGGGGTCTTTGGAGAACACTATCGACTTGGGAGGTGAATAACATGAAGGTTTCCGCAACAAAGACTTTTACATTTGATTGTGCCCATTATTTAGAGAACTACGAAGGTGCTTGTGCTAACATGCACGGACACACTTACAAGTTGGAAGTCACAGTACGTCGTATAGGTAAGAGTCTTGATGAACAACAAATGGTTATGGACTTCTCTGACTTGAAGAAGATCGTCCAAGAGCACATCCTGGATAAGTGGGATCACGCTACAATCAATGAAGTTGAGATTTATAATCCTACTGCTGAGAATATGGCAATAGATGCTGCTCGAAAACTTAAAGGTGTGTTGTATGGACAAGACATAGCGGTAGAACGTGTACGTCTTTACGAAACGCCTACTTCCTACGTCGAGGTGGTGTCGTCATGAAAGTTGAACTAGTTGTAAACGAAATATTCGGGCCTACGATTCAAGGAGAAGGTCCTGATATAGGCAAACCCTGCATCTTTATACGGATGCAGGGTTGTGACGGTGAGTGCAAATGGTGTGATACTAAGTATGCACGTCTCTTTGATGAAGGTACTATTATGGATGAAACACGTATCCTTGATAAGGTACACGAACTAAACAGGGAAGGTGAAGTGTCGACAGTAGTGTTAACTGGTGGTAATCCCGCTCTACAACCTCTTTCTTCTTTGGTACGGACGCTGAAAGCACACGGATATCGTGTGACTGTGGAGACACAAGGGTCTGTATGGACTCCTTGGTTGACTCTTATGGATTTAGTGACAGTATCCCCTAAACCTCCCTCAGCAGAGCACGAACAACCAATTGCAGATGAGTTTCTAAAGTTCGAAGCATTAAATGTGGTGTTTAAGTTCGTAGTATTTGGTACAAACGACTTAGAGTACGTCATCGACTTCATACAGACGTACCCCAATAAGAAAGTGTATCTGCAAGTAGGTACTTGGGGTAATTCGGCCGTGCCTGATGTAATGTTGTTCGACTACAGAGTTTTAGTCCAAACAGTAACTCATCACCCTGTATTGAGTAAAGTAGAAGCCATACTACCACAGATGCACGTTTTACTATGGGGTAAGAGGAGAGGTGTATAATGAATATCAGTGACGCAGTAGAAGTAATGTTGAAGTGTATCGGGGAAGATCCTGAACGTGAGGGATTAACGGATACTCCCCACAGAGTACAAAGGATGTATCAAGAGATATTCGCTGGTTACCAAATGTGTCCAGAGGATATCTTGGTTACCGACTTCGACGAGGGACACGAGGAAATGGTGATAGTTAAGGATATCCCGTTCTATTCGACATGTGAACACCACATAGTACCTTTTCACGGTGTAGCACACGTAGGTTATATCCCTAACGGAGGTAAAGTCGTAGGTCTAAGTAAAATCGCAAGGTTAGTAGAGTGTTACGCAAAGAGGTTACAAGTTCAAGAAAGACTTACAACACAGATAGCTAATGCATTATGTGTAAACTTGGATCCTCTAGGTGTGATAGTGGTAATTGAAGCAGAACACCTATGTATGTCGATGAGAGGAGTTCAGAAACCAGGAACTACTACGATTACATCGGCTATCAGAGGTGTATTCGCAGATAATGAAAACCCTGCGAGACAAGAATTCTTAGCACTAATTGGAAGGAGGTAAACATATGTACGAACCAATGGATTTGTTTGACTATCAACGTAAAGCTACGGAAACTTTTAAACCAGGAGAACCTCTTGAAAAACACGACGCACGTTTGTGTGACTGGGCACTTGGTATCGCAAGTGAATCAGGAGAACTTGCAGGTTTAATTAAACACCGTGTGTTTCACAAACAAAAGGTGGGTACTATGGAGATAGCCAAAGAAGTTGGTGACGTTTTATGGTATCTATCAGCGCTGTGCGAAACACTACACATTAACCTGGAAGATTGTGCTACGTTGAACCTTGCTAAGTTAGCACACAGGCACAAAGGTTCGTTTTCGTTCGACAGAAGTGAGAATCGTCGTCGGTTAGAGGGTAAGTTTGAGGATACTAAAGAGTACGAAGAAATAAGGAGGCGAATTCTCAATGGGTCTTGAAGACAGTGGAAAGAGACAAGACTACGGCACTGAGGCAGTGAGGGACACTGAAGACGGCAAAGGTCGTTTCGACCTAATGAGCCCTGAGGGACTTCGTCGGTTGGCAGTACATTATCAAAACGGCGCAGAGAAGTACCAAGAAAGAAATTGGGAGTACGGGATCCCTGCGTCGCGCTGTTTCTCTAGTGCGGTGAGACACCTGTATAGATGGTTGGAAGGCTCTCGCACCGAAGACCATCTCGCAGCCGCTGCCTGGAATATCTTCGCGATAATGCACTTTGAACGACATCGTCCTGATATGTTAGACATCGATATACCAGGATCGGAGGTGTGTCAAGGTGAAAGTCGCCACTATTGTTCCCACCCCACACCTAGATCTAGTACAGACTGATGACTATCATCTCTGTGTAGTTCCAGAACTTCGTAAAGAAGGGGAATATCTGGAATTCTACAAACAACAAGCACAACAGGGTAAGTTCGTTATCGTAGACAATGGTGCTGCTGATGGTGGTACTGCATCCATACAGGAAGTATACGAGTATGCAGTAGAGATCGGTGCTTCCGAGTTACAATTGCCAGATGTCTTCTTTGACAAACACAATACGTTGTGCAAGATGTACGAAAGTTTAAATTATCTGGCTGGTCGTGATATTAAATGTGGGATTCAAGTAGTTCCACAAGGTAAATCCTTCGAAGAATGGATTGACTGTGCTCAAGAGATGTTACGTCACCCAGGAATTACTTGTATTGGAGTACCCAAGAACCTAATAAAGATCGCTGGTGCGTTAGGTAGGTTGAGAGCGATACGGTGGTTAGTAGAACATACTAATATTGACGGTGTTAACTTACATTTGTTAGGGTGTTGGGACGATCCAAGAGAAATCGGTGTAATTTATCGAATGGCAAAGGGTCGTATACCGCTTAGAGGTGTTGATTCTGGTATTGCTGCCATATACGCCCAAGCACAACGTCCTCTAGACCCTACACGTTACCTCAAACCCAACCAACCGGTTGACTTTGAACGCGAAGTATGCGAAGAATTACTACAGTACAACATTAAACAGTGGAAGGAGGCTTGTCGTCATGAATATCTGTAAAGAGTGTGTATACGCTAACTATCCTAGGATCCCAGCTTCTAAACCCTTCAAAGCGAAACTTGCCATAGTTGGAGAAGCTCCTGGAACGCAAGAGATCGCACAGAAACAGCCCTTTGTAGGTCCTGCAGGTCAATTACTGGATAAGTGTATTGAAACTGCTGGTTTACCTAACCGTAACGAAATATTCATAACTAATGCGTTGTGTTGTAGACCTCCTCAACAGAAACCAAAACTTAAACAAGCCATCAGACAATGTCAGAAGCGGTTAATAGGTGAATTGGAACTTGTACAACCAGAAACCATTATTGTATTAGGTAATATTGCTATGCATGCACTCACCGATGACTTCAATTTGAAGATATCCAAGGAGCAAGGCAGAGTGCTAAAGTCACCTTTTCTTTCTGGTACTAAGCTCGTGCCTATGTTGCACCCAGCAGCAGTGCTGCGAGCACCTGGCGATTATAAATTGTTACTAGGCACTATGCATTATGCAAAGAAGGTGCTATACGACAGTGGTATGCCTGATCCTGGCGAGGTCGGTTGGAAGGTGGTTTCGTCAGAGGATGATTTCCAGGAAATGCTACGCGTCCTGAGTACCAAAAAGAAAGTAGGCGCTGACATCGAGACAACCGGCTTGAACCCGCGCAGAGATGAGGTACTTGTGATCGGGATAGCGTATGAAAAGAACAAAGTGTTTGTTGTGCCTTATGAGATGTTACGTAAAGAGGTGTTTGACTTACCTCTTGAGTGGGTGTGGCACAATGGTAAGTTCGATATTCAGTTCCTACGTCGCAGAGGATACCCAGCAACAGTTCATCACGACACAATGTTACTGAGTTACTGTCTAAACGAGCACGGCGGTATCCATGACTTAGGGCAGTTGAGTACACGTGTCCTTGGAGTAGCACCTTACAAACACAAAGTAGGGTCTAAAATTGGAAAAGGTGGTTTTGAAGCACTTCCTGAGGAAGATTTGTTCGAACGTGTTGCAGAGGACGCTGATTACACATTACAAGTGTTCGATGTATTATATGAAAAGGTTAGTGCAAGTGACTCGCTGAGCAAACTATACCATGAGATAATGATACCTGGATCTAACTTCCTACGTAGAGTGCAACGTAACGGTATATATGTAGATCGTGAACTTCTACAAGAGTTTAAACGTGAGTACAAAGTACAGTTAGAAAATTTGATGGACAATATACTGGAAATTGCACAGCCTTGGTGGGATCCTGAGGAGTACAAACGGGATACTGGTGCAAAGTCAGCACCTGAAGTATTTAATCCGGGATCGACTTATCAGTTAGCATGGTTACTATACGATGTATTTGGTCTCAAACCGCGAAGAAGAGGACGTAGCACGGACAAAGAAACGTTGGAGCGACTACAAGGTGAACACCCAATTATTGATGAGATGCTTGAGTACAGATCGGTCGCAAAAGAGTTATCGACCTACATTGAAGGAGTAGAAAAGCATATTGCTGACGATAACCGAGTACACACGACGTTTAAGTTGCATGGTACAGTCACAGGTAGGTTATCGTCAGCTGAACCTAATGTTCAAAACCAACCTAAACGTAAACCAGCTGTTAGGAATGTCTTCCAAGCACCGCCTGGTAAGAAATTATTGGAAGTTGACTACAAAGGAGCAGAACTTCGCGTGCTAGCTCACGTCAGTGGGGATCCTGACTTACGAAACTGTTTCATTGAAGGACGAGATCTACACGCAGAGGTAGCTGAAGCGCTAAATGCACCCAGGATACGTGCAAAAGCTGTGAACTTTGGAATTGCCTACGGTAGAACTGAATACTCGTTCGCTGATGAGTTCGGAGTATCCGTTGATGAGGCGCGACAGTATCTGTATGATTGGTTCGCAAGGTTTCCTAAAGCAAAGGAGTACATGGACAAATGTGCTCGTGCTGTAGTAGAAGGTAAAACACTCGTTACTCCCTTCGGTAGACATCGAAGATTCGGTCTTATCACTGAAGAGAACCTGGATAAACTACAGAACGAAGCAAGGAACTTCGTTATACAATCGGTTGCTAGTGATCTCACTTTGATCAGTGGTATGGAAGCAGAGAAACCACTGAAGGATATTGGTGTTAAGATAATTAACTTGGTTCATGACAGTATACTGTGTGAATGTCCTGACGATGACGCAGTGATCGCGCAAGCGATACAGATACTGGACGACATAATGAGTTCAGTACCAAAAAGAAAGTTGAACTCCGTCGTTCCGTTCGAGAATGACTTTTCTGTTGGTACACGATGGGGTAGTCTAAAGGAGGTAGACAAGCATGAATTTATCGCCCGTAGCAAAATCCATTCTTGAGAAGAGGTACTTACTACCTGGCGAAACACCTGAACAGATGTGTTCCAGAGTAGCACATGCAGTAGCTGAAGCAGAACATACCAAAGACATGCAAGAACAGTGCGCGGCTGAGTTTTACAGAACTCTAACCGATTTAGACTTCTTACCTAACACTCCTACACTGATGAATGCAGGAACACCAAACGGTCAGCTCCAAGCATGTTTTGTATTACCTATCGGGGATTCAATGCATGATATCTTTACTACACTTTACAACGCAGCAATGATACAGAAGACAGGCGGGGGAGTAGGCTTCGGCTTCTCCCGTCTACGTCCTGCAGGAACTCCTGTCAGTTCAACAAGAGGTGTATCCAGTGGGCCTATCTCGTTCTTGAGAGTTTATGACGCGGCAAGTTCAGAAGTTGAGCAGGGCGGTTCACGTAGAGGTGCTAACATGGCGTGTAAGAGTGTGTATCATCCCGACATCGAACAGTTCATCAAGTGTAAAGACGAAGAAGGTACCTTGACTAACTTCAACATCTCAGTGTTAATTGATGGGGAGTTTTTGGAAGCAGCACGTCAAGATAAGGAAATTACCTTAGAACATGGTGGTAAACAGTACGGAACTGTGAGTGCTCAGTACATTCTGTCACTAATAACGTATCAAGCTTGGAAGAACGGTGAACCTGGTGTCATCTTCATCGATAGGATAAATGAAGCGCGCCCGGCGAAGCACCTTGGAGAGATTGAGTCTACTAATCCCTGTGGAGAACAACCTCTGTTACCTTATGAGTCCTGTAATTTAGGGTCTATCAACTTAGCAAATCACCTAATTTACAATAAAGACGGAACTGTAAGCATTAACTATGAAAAGATTCGACTCACTGCTAGGGTGGCTACAAGGTTTTTGGACAACGTAATCGATGTAACAAATTACCCCTTGGATATAATAAGAACTACATCCCTGAAAACACGTAAGATTGGTTTAGGTATCATGGGTTGGGGAACAGCACTTACTTTGTTAGGAGTACCTTACGGTAGTGAAGAGGCAATAAGAATCAGTCGTGCAGTTATGCAACAGATTTCCAATACATCGTGGGAAACTAGCCAAGCATTAGGTGAGGAGAAAGGTGTCTTCCCTGAATGTAAGCCGTCGGATACACAACGTAGAAATGCGACGCTTACTACAATTGCTCCTACAGGATCTCTCGCCTCGATAGTAAATGCAAGTTACGGTGCTGAGTCCATATTCGGTCTGCAGTACCAAAAGAAAATGGTAGATGTGGGACATCTAATGGTTGTAGACGAATTCGTGCAAAGTATACCTGATACGTTTACACCTGACGAGAGGGATGAAATACTGACACAGGTTGCGTTGACTGGTTCGTGTCAGGATACAAAACTGGACGAACACACAAAAGCAGTGTGGAGGATTGCATCCGAGATATCCTGGAAAGAACATATTGACATGCAAGCAGCGTTCCAAGAATTCACGGATAACGCGGTATCCAAAACAATCAATATGCCTAATGATGCAACCACAGAGGATATCGCTGAAGCCATTTATTATGCATACGATAAAGGTTGTAAAGGTTTAACTTTTTATCGAGCGGGTTCACGTATGGAAGAAGCTGTTTCTGTTGGTACAAAAGGCACTGTGTTACATGAGTACGTACAACCACGATCACGTCCCGTTAAAGTTCCAGGATTCACGGAGAAACGGGATACTGGTTGTGGTAAGTTATATGTAACTATTAACAGTGACGATGTAGGACCGTTAGAGTCCTTCCTCGAACCTGGTGCGGGAGGTGGTTGTGAAGCATACAGTGAAGGTTTAAGTCGTACGATTTCGTTGTGCTTGAGAGCAGGTGTGGATCCTAAAACAGTAGTTGATCAGTTATGTAAGGTGTCGTGTAAGAACTTCATCAAGAGAGCAGTAAACGGTGGTTTAGAGGGTAAGTCATGTCCTGATGCTGCGGGTAGGGTATTAAGTTCGGCAATCGGTGAGGTAATAGAACCTGTTAAACAAAGTACAGGACTTGAATGTCCTAGTTGTGAAGCATCGTTGGATATGGCAGAGGGTTGTTGGTCTTGTAGAAACTGCGGTTATACTAGATGCTAGGAGGTTCTTGTTTTGGGAGCCCTACAACAACTGTTAATGTTTGTACCACGATTGTGTTGGAGTCTCGTACTATATTGTCACCACGACGATCCTGATGTTTCAGACAGAGCTAACACAGTAATAAAGGGTATCACGTATACAACAGTAATACTCATAACGTACGCCATTCTTTTCACATAGCGAAAGCCCCCCGTAACAGGGGGCTTTTTTTTTTTACGTGGCGGGCTTCGAGAAAGTCGCGCCGCTCACTGCTAACCCACGCATCGGCGCACTTTATCGTTACCCTGTTTCGTCTCCCCAAGCTCTCGTTATTAGTGACATGTGCTTCGTCTTAAGTAACTCGACCTCTTGCATACACTGTGTACCCCAGCAGTGCTCCTGTTTACAAATGGAAGGCTTGTTCTCCCCGTGCATAAAGCATAGCTGCGTTGAGGTATCATAGTACACACATACGACCATTTTCCGTTTCAGTTCAGGTACCCATACCCGTTTGGTTGCAAGTAGTGCGATACCATTGACGTACTTCCCTATGTCGTACCACCCACTCTGCTCTTCGTCTTTGGTCAGTGGGGTGATAGGGTAAAACATGCAGCAGGTTCCACAAATCTTGCACTCAAACTCCGACATAATTCCACTCCTTTGCTATAAAACCCCCCGGGGGATAAACCGCCGTTTTTGCACTACTTGATCTTCTCGTGTAACTTCTCGAACAGGTCGTGCAAGAAGTTTGCTCCTCTACTCATAAAGATACCCATTAACACCGTACCTACGTAGGGGATCTGAAACTCGATGTCGATCATCTCGAACAAGTCGAGCCCAGTACCAAAAGAAAGAATCAGAGCCACTGCGAGAGCAACACCTTTCTTTAAGGTGAACTGGCCTTTAGTGAGGTCCCTCACATACTCAACGACAGCTTCTGTGATAACTGCGAGTACAATTGCTGCTCCGAACATACTACCACCTCCTTCTAGTGTGTAAGTCTACATGGTAACCCCAGTCGTATGTGCCGATACCACCATCCCCGAAGTACTCTTCACAAAGTTCACCTAAGCGTTTGAGGTTGTCAGCACTGATATCCGCAGCATCCCCTACGACATGTCGAGACGCACTGCCACCACCAACACTGCTGTTATGACTTGGACATCTGAACGCTGAGTTGACTCTTATAGGTGCATCCAGGTCGTCGCGCATCATCTGTAGACGTCTTAGTACCTCGGGATGTGCTTTTACTGCGTTGTTACAACCACAATTGGTGCCTTTACATTGGAACTCTTGTAGATTGAAGTTTGGCGTTGCTTGTACGTCGTTCATACTTGACCCAAGCGCCGCTCCCTCACTATTATCTTTTTCTTTTGGTACTTCGATGTATAGGTTGTGTTCCTTCGAACCCGGCTCGAATTCAGTTTTGACACCTAGGTACTTGAAGATGTCAGCAAGTCTACCGTACGCTCGATTCTCTATGATTACCCCACGTAGTACCTTTTTGTCTTTACTAATAATATTGACCCGCATAGTTAGCCCCCTAATTAAAGATGATAACGTTAATCACCCAAGAGAATATAGAAAACATAAGTGCCATCACTGGTATTACTATCTTTAGCATCCTCCAAGTACTTCTTTGATACTCTCTTAGTATATCGTCAACACGTCGTTGCAACTTGGTAATCTTCTTTTCTGTTTCCCCATCCAGTTCGGCAATTGCTTTATACACTTGGTCTTTAAAAGTGTCAAACTGTTGTTTAGTGGTGTAGTGCTCTGCAAGCTTTAGGTTAAGATCCGATATACACTTTTTGATTTCCTTCTGTGTCTGTTGTTGAGCGTCAATAAGCTTAGTCATAGTTTCTATTTGGGTTTCAAATTTCGCTTGCCACGTAAGTATTGATGATAGGAGATCTGAAGACTTACTTAGGTTTCCTTTTAGTTCTTCGTGGTGGTCACACTTACGTGGAGTTTCATTATCCTTCGGCACGGTATCACCTCACTAACTAACTGAGACTTGTTTCCACTCGTACGTGTCCTCTGATACTTGCATGCATACGTAGAGCTCATCAGGACTATTCTCGTTCAGTACCAAAA